GTCGTGTTTTGGACGAGAGGACAGCAGGGTGGGGTTGCCAAAGAACGACAGGTTTGCCCTGATGTTCTTTACCATCTCATCGTGGGCAATGATCTGATTAGCTAACCATTCAAATTCACCGCTACCATCAGTACCAAAAGCATCAGGGTTGTTGAGAACTTCTACGCAAGGAATAAAACCTAGTGTGTTCTCAAGTACCTTGTTATCATTGAAATTAAGTGTTGCCTCCAGGGAATCAAACGACAGTTCTTGTTCACTGTGGAGTTCGTGAATTTCACTTGGCGTGATACGGAGCCGCACATAACGCTTATCAGTAACAAGGCCAACACCGCCAAAACCACGACTGGATTTAACCTTGTAAGCATAAATAATGATGACTTCTTCTAGATCACCATCTGGAGAGTAGTAAGTGCGATAAGCATCTTTATCAAACCAATACAAACGATATGTTTTCTTTGTTGGCCTGATATAAAACAGCCCTTTACCGTAAGATAAGAACCGATCCCAAATAGAGTCTAATCGTGCATCTAAACGATTGAACTTGATAACTTGTTGGATAAAATCAAAACGTTGCGTTCCAAAGTTATCTTGATTGGGATAAAACTCGACGCCCTGTCGAATCCCAAACATCTTCATTTGGGAAAGGTGGGCATTGATGAGCATCGTATCTGCTGTGCCCGTGGACTCACGGTTCACAACAGCTTTGAGCATTCCTTCTAAAACGGATTGGCTCTGGGTGCTCATAGTGGGAAAAAATTAATTAGTTGTCTTCGATCTCGTAACCAGTTTGTAGGCGCCGTAAGGTAATTACGTCATCCTCTACCTCAATGTCAAACTCAGTCCCTGGTTGAAGCGCCATGTCGTGACATAGCTCATCAGGTAAAGGAATGATAGCTGAACCGTAAGCATCTTGCTCAAGTTCAACAACAAAGTAACCGGTGCTCATTTGGACGTAGTATCAGTCTAATTCCGACAATACTCTAACCTTAATATTCCAACTCCAACTTACCGCGTGTCATCAGGCCATTGCACAGCCAAACCATGGCGTCAACACAATCGTCATGGGAACTGACGCCAAAGTTAACGATCTCATCATGGAGTGCTTGGAACTTGCGGAACTTGTTGAAGAAAATCTTGCGTTGCTCAAATAGACCCATAATGCCCCTAAACCGTGCAAGTTTGTCGCCACGGAATCCTTTGACTGGATGCCAGATCAAGTTGTAAAGACCATGTTCTGCTTGGCAAATGCGTTTGAAATCAGCCTCTAGGGATGCTTGGTATGCCACAGCTTCTGACCAGATATCTACATTGGATCCAGTGGGGAAATATTTGTCACCATCTTTATAAACAATTCCCCATTCATACATCATTTCCATCATGGCCTCTAGCTTCTCCAGGTTGCCCATCAACCGAAGCCGCTTGGTATCAATGATGTAGATCTTGTCCCCAACCCTGCCTCCTAGTACAAACACACTATAGTCATTACGTTCGCGCACACCTGCAGAAAGATCAACGCCAACACCTAGAGTGTCAAACTCAGTTGGGATCTTACTTTTAACAAGCAAATCAGGTGAGATGGAAAGCTCGCTGGTTTGAACAATCTGGTTCTGATACTGGAAACTAAAGCTGATTGGTGCCTGGCGCTTTCGGTCCTGCAGGTATTCCAGTGACCACATCTCAGGCCAGTAGGACTTTTCATCACCATTCTCATCAACTGTGATTGCTGATTGAACAATTTGTACCCAGTCATTAGCTGGAGTAAAGGTACTGTTATGAATATCGTCATGGCGGAATCGTGTACCTAAGCAGATTGCACGCGCACCTTCAAACATGGTAGGAACGATAACTGAGTTCCAGTTATCCTCCATAGCAGCACGAATATCCCTGTTCTTAATATCGTCTGCCGATTTGATAGCGTCATCAATAATACAAAGGTGCGAACGTTTAGAGGTCACAGCACCTTTCAAACCTGCACAACAAACAGTAAATTCTTCTTCACCGGTAGACCTGATCCCTGCAAACTTCCAATCAATACTCCAGTATTCGTTAGAGTTAATCCCTTTGGCAATCTTAACCATTGGGAAGATTTCTTTGTAGTGTTTATTCTCTTCAATGATGCGTTTGATGGCTGCACTTTTAGGACGTGCAACATCAACCGTATAAGAGATATAAAGAATCTTGAGTGGTTTCTTATGAAGAGCATGGACCCCAATGGACCAAGCAGTAAACAAACCAAGCACCGTGCTCTTTGCTGAACCGCGTGGTGCCAGGATGTCTACGTTAGGACCAGCAATGCCCATCAGGCATTCAGAGTTGTTGCCAGTGCACAGGTGTTCATGCCACAAACGCATGTGCGTTGCAGGTGGTTTCTCACCAACTACATCACAGAAGTACGAGAAATCAACACGTGCCCGCTCAATGTCAATATTGCTGGTTTTCTTGACGACCTGTTGCTTTGCACCGGCACGGGCAGTCCGCCTGTAAACAGCGTAAAGAGATGTGTTTGCCATCCCCTTACCCTAACTCCCTACACTCAAGATTCTTCCGACAGAATTTTTGTCCACACTGCCATCACAGCATCTTGGAGTGGGCCTTCAATTGGATCGTCCCTAAAGATTAAGACGATTTCACGCAAAGCTCGATCAGCACCAGCAAGAATTAAACCCTGTTTATCTCCTACATAGCGTTCATCTTGAATCTGTTTGATGGCACCACGTAGTTCTTTCTGGAGCATAGCAATACGAGCGGTGCCATTGTCCTGCTTGACCATACCAAGATCAATGGCTTGACGTAGTTTTTCTACGTCTTCTCTCATATTGTCAATCTCAATCTCCAGAATTTGTTGGAGATTTCTTTTCTTAAATGTAGATTGCTGCCACTCATCACATTCCACAATGCTACCTGCATACCCAAGGAAGCGGGCATACAGGTACATCTGAATAGGAGAGCTATGCTTTTTACAGAATGTAAGGAACGCTTCTTTCTCGTTAGGACTTAAGGTTTCTAACCAATCAATCATGCACGGAATGCAGCACGAGATTGAGCATAGTCCTTCTCCTCTCTAAAGCGACGATAGAGTTCCTGTTGCAATTCAGTTTCCCGTTGTTCACGAGCTTGGCGACCAATGGTTTCACGTTCCTCTGTTCCACGGGTCTGTTCTAATCCAGTTTCACCAATAAAACGTTCGCGCTGTGTCGAACGTTCTTGCTCACCAGTAGCGGCAATCCCTAGACGTTCTTGTTCTCCACGAGTAGCAGTGGTTAAACGTTCCTGTTCACCAGTGGTAGCAATCCCTAAACGTTCCTGTTCACCGCGAGTAACGGTGGTTAAACGTTCTTGCGCACCAGTCAAACCAATCTGACGCTCTGCGCTTTCAGATGCAACTCGTTGGGTTTCAATCTGACCACGAGCAGACTCAGTTGCTGCAAACCTGGTAGCGCCAGCAGACTGTTCAGCTGCATACTTTGTTGCTTCTGCTTGTGCTTGAACACCTTGGAGATTGAATTGACCAAGACGCTCATTGGATTGATTTTCAAGGAACTGTTCATCTAAGTTGTACTGACCTTCTAGTTCATTGAACGTTTCAGCTTGACCAGCACCAAGAACATCCATGATGCTGCCAAATACACTTTCAATATCACCAAGATCAACAAATGTTCCGGCTGGTGTTTTTGTTACACCAGGACCGGGTTGCTTTTTATCTTTTGGAGTTTTATCTTTATTTTTACCAGAACCAGGACCAGAGCCAGATTCAGATTTTGTTTTAACAGTAACAGCGCCAGCTTTAACTGCATCTTGAAGAATACCCCTACCCTTGCTACCAAATTTATCAATTAAAGTTTCTTTTTCTTTTTGGTTGATATTTGAACCAAAAGAAGCTAAAAGATCTTTAGCTTTTTGTTGTGGAGTTTTACCGCCACTAGAAGATGTAGTGGTTTTAGTAGTAGCAGTTGTTTGAGCTTTAGGTGCAGCACCTGAAGTTTGACGTGTTGGTTGCTGTTGTTGAGCTGCTTTTGCTGCCTGTTGTTGATTTGATTTTTTTTGTTGTGCCGGAGCTTCTGCTTTACGCTGCTGTTGTTGTGCAGGCGCAGAAGGTCTTGCAGCAGGAGCTGGTGCCGACCGTGCAGCAGGAGCTGGTGCCGACCGTGCAGCAGGAGCTGGTGAAGGGGCCGGAGCAGGACGGGGCGCTGGTGCAGGCGCTGGGCGTGGGGCAGGAGCTGGTGCTGATCGTGCAGCAGGTGCTGGTGCACTGCTTCCGCCTTTTTTTGCCATGATAAATCTTTTTAAACTGCTTTACTTATTATAGAGTTAGTACCCAACAGCTCCAGGTATTAACCACGGCTGCGGAAAGGTTCAACAGTGGCTCGCTTTAAATCACCAAAAGCACGACGCTTCTCAGCCTGAGCAGAAGCAGCTAGTTGTAGTTGTTGTTGACCAACAAGGTTACGTGCTGCTTGTGCAGTAGGAGATTGCTCACGTGCTTGGAATGCTGCAAGCTGACGGTTGTAGTCTTGGTTGCGCATGTACTCCGTGAACGGAAGAGATGCTGCACCAAAAGCCGTGGCCGCACCAAGGCTTAAAACATTTTGCTTGAGTTCTGATTTTAAGAGATTTTCTTGCAGAGCTTTAACTGTATTGGCGTACTGTTCTGCACCAGTCAGATCAGTTGGTGATAAATCAGCAGCTCCAGCAATAGGAGGAACCTGAGCAAAGTAATCAAAGGGTTGATTAGAAGTACCAGCTGCTTTTTTATATTCTTCTAAAGCAAGGTCAACTGTTTTACCAGTATTAAAATCAATACCTTTGTACTTGCCAATAGCAGCTTTTAACTTTTCTAGATCAAGCTCCTTACCAGTGGAAACACCAAAGTAGTTAGGTGTTCCTGGCTTGTAGTAGCTACTAAAATCTTGAGGCACGATTAGCCCCTCCTATCAGAAGTAACGATACTGGGTAGCACCAGCTTGACCAACGTTGGTTAAGAAACCTTCTGCCATCCGTTGAGCACCAAGTTGACCCTGTTGACGCATTGCAGCATCAGTAGCTAGAGCAGTCGCAAGTTGTGCAGCTTTGGCGCCACGGATAAGATCAGCTTCTTTGGAGCGTTGTTGATAAGCTTCCTGGTACGGAGCATAACGCAGAGCATTCTGCAGACTCTGCATGTACTGCTGTTGCTCAAACCGAAGCTGACTTTGGATTGAACCAAGAGGATCAGCATAACCAGCAGCACCTGGAGGACCAAACTGACCCAAATTAGAAGGGGTCATCTGACCTGCTCCATAACCAGGAACATCAGGCAGCTGGGGCATACCGGCACCCGTTGCTTGCTGAGTTAAACCAACAGCTTTAGAAACGGGTTGAACAGCTTTACCTGCAAGGCTTGCACCGCCAGCTGCAAGAGCCGGAACAGCTAAACCGCCTCCAATCAGGGCGGCACCGCCAAGACCTTTAGCAAGGGCGGCTTTACCTAAGGCTTGCTGGCCAATTGGGTTAATAGTGCTTGCACCGCCACGGGCAAATAACTGAGATGCTTTATAAGCTTCTGGAGCAATCTTGGCACCAAGAGCGGTACCAGCAAGACGCGTACCAATAGCACTAGCAGCACCAGGGAGAACAGCACCTAAACCAGTGCCCAGAAGACCACCACCAACAGTTTGGCCAATATCACCACCACTACGTTTGTAAGCTTCTGTTGCTCCTAATCCTCCGCCAACTAAAGCGCTAATCAGTAACGGGTTCATGAAATTAAATCCTCTTAAATGTTATTTTAGAAGAACTACGCTTAACCAAAGAAACCGCCTAAGGTTCCGCCAAGAGCTGGAGCAGCAGCAGCGGCAGCAGCGCCTACACCAGGAATCATTGAAACACCGATTCCAGCCAAAGTTCCTAATGCACCGCCAATACCTCGGCTACCACCAGACTGTGTGGTTTTCTGTGTTGGCGTGGGAAGGAACATAGTATAGCCACGGCCTTGTACTGCAGTGGGCGCATTAGAACCGTAACCACGATAACTACGAGAACCAGGATTAGTACTGTTTTGTGATTTGTAAGTAAGAGCTTTGTTCAGTGCTTCAAAACCTTTTTGTACCCAGTCGGTGCCAGAGGAACGTGCGGCTAAACCACCAGCACCGCTTAAGCCAGGTAAATCAAACGAACCAGTCCAATCAACACTTGGAGTTTGGCTCCAATCTGTGTTACTAGAAACAGAGCCCCAATTGTAGTTGCCAAGGCCAGGTGCTTCGCCCTTGAAGATATTATCTGTTTGAACGTAGTTGTCGTAAAGCCCTGCCATTACTGATTCATGTAAGGAGTGAGTTCTTGCCAACTAGAAGCCGGAGGTTGTCCTAAAGCTTCACTAGCAGATTGGAAAGAACCATATTTATGCTTTAGGTATTCTACTGGTTGTTCTTTCTTTAAACGATTCTCAGCTTGTTTGTTGAAGATAGCTTGTGATCCTTTCTTTGCTAAATAACCGGCGCCAAGTCCAGCAGCCACAATCCCGGCAGCTGTTGCAAGCTTAGGTGCACCAATCGGTTCTTTTTGTGCTACATCTTCTAATAAACCAGTCAGATATTGCACTCCACCTTTTGTTCCCTTATTGATAGGGATACCTGCTTTTTCCACAGCAATTTCACGCCCTAACTGTTTAACAGCTTGTTCCATTTCAGGAGTCCTGGCCATCACAGTTTTTGCGTAGCGCATTTTTTCTGGTAATGCTTTTTGCAGTGCACCTGTAGTTCCAATAGCAGCTGCAGTACCAATAGCTGTGGATGCCGTAACAGGGAAACCAAAATATTGAATCTCTGGTTCATTTAATCCTTTTGCAGTACCACGAATAATACCAAGTGGTCCAACAAAAGATTGCGATTGTGGATCAACCTTTCCAAACCCATCTGGCTTCATGTGTTTGTAGCGCAGATATTGTTGATAGGTAGGATAAGCAACTTCAGGACGTTCTTCTTTAAACGTTGAGTAAGGAAGTGGATCACCACGGCGACCTGTGAAGTAACGCAGAACAGATTCCGCCATGGGGTTAGCCGATGTACGACCAGTCGGATCTTCTTCCTTGGAAACAGGTAGGATGCTCTTGAAACCAGCAGGACGAGCACCTGTCAGCGGGTTACCAACAGCACCTCCTAAAGCGGCAATAGCAAACGGAGTACTGCGGCCAAGCAGATCAGTGGTGACAGGATCAAGACCCATCTTCTGGCCAGCGGCACGCCCAACATTACGACCAACTGCTAAGGTGTGATTTAAGAACCAGTAGGTGCCACGTGATGCATCTGTTAAAACATCAAGGGTGCCAGTAGCAGCAGCCAATGGAAGATTACCTTGCTTTGCATATTTAACTGCTTCTTTGACACCACCATAAACAGCACGTGGTCCGGTAGCACCACGGCCAAGGTTTAAACCTTGTTCTACATAGTTACTAAATTCACTACCAAACTTACTAGCAGCAGCAATGCTATTGGAGAGATAGTTTGGAATATTTGCAAAGCGCATCAGAAGTACCGAGTTGTTGGAGTACTTAACATTTGGTTTGCAATCTCAAAGGGATTAGAAGAACCGCCTTGAGAAACATGATAGATATAGCTAGGGAACTTGTAGTTCCTGGCATAGGTTAATTCTAAACGACGTTGGTGCTCCAGGGCATTGGGATCAGTGCCGACAACTGCCTCTGGCATTGCAGCTAACTCTGCATTTGTAACATCTGCTTGGATGCCAGTTTGTGTATTACGGCCACCGCCATAACCTTCAGGAAGAACTGAACGTGTCACCGCTCGGGTTAAAGGTTCAGTAACAGCCATACCACCAATAACACCAATGCCTAACTTACCAAGACCTGCTGCTGCACCTGCCAAACTCTGAGCAGCTGGAGCGGGTATTCCCATTCCTGCCATTCGTTGTGCTGCACCAGCTTCCATTTGAGAAAGGCCTGGTGCTACTTGTTTAACACCCGCCATAATCCCGCGTTCGATGGGGCCGCTTAATACACCAAGGGTTGCAGCACGCGCCAGACTTTCAGGAAGCGGAGGAGCTTCTTTGCCAAGAGCAAGCGGTAATCCCTGTTCAAGTGCCAAACTTAGTGCACCTGTACGAGCTGCTTCTTTAGCAAACGCTTTACCGCCAGCTGGAGCAATGATGGGAAGCAGGCGTTGTCCTGCTAAACGTAAGGCAGTTCCAATCATGAGACGCTAGTACCTTCTGAACCTGGAAACTCTTTTCCTTTTTCAGCTCTTTGTTGGATGATGGCAGTTAGTCCGCCAGGATTAACACGTTCTTCTGGAGCAATTACAGGACTTTGATCGTAATTTGCTAAGAAGGATTTCAGATAATTTGTACCACTAATTGCGAACGGATCTTTGCCAGTGTTAGGTACAATCTGATCAGTTCCAGGAGCTTTCGCAAGATCTAAATCTTCTTGGAAAGATCCATACTGTTTAGCTGGAAATACAGGGTTTGTATCGCGCAAGTTTGCTAAGTACTTATTTAAGAACCCTTTCTCTCCTGCCATTTGTTGATCTACAAATGGACCCAAAGAATCACCTGCATTTTTGGATGCAGCTTTAACTCTATTGAGATAAGGGATTTGCGTTTTAAACACAGTAATTAGCTACCTTTCTTTTTCTTACGCAGACCAGCAAGGGTCTTTGCAAGTTGTGCACGCTTTACAGTTTTGTCGCTGTATTTGTCGGGATTGTCAGTAACAGTTTTTGCAAACTCTTCTGTGCTCATCCCTGCTTTCTCTGCCTGTGCAGAAAAGGCGCCAGGTTTTTTGATAGCGCCTTTGATCCAGTTACCTTTGCCTTGCGCCATTACTTAAGAAGTGCCTTTACTTTGTTGATGGTTTCTTCTTTACGAGCTTGGCCAGAGATCACATCAGTTAAGAGATCAGCAGCAACCATTGTCTTGGGACGGTCGGCCATTGCTTCATACTGACGCACTTTATTTGCAGCAACTTGTGGCAACCAACGCTTGGTAACTTCCAGAGTTAGTTCTTTTAATTCGGCTGCAGTGATGTGACCATCAGCAACAGATTCAATAGCAAGTTCAACTGCAAACTCAACATCAGATCCACTCCACGAACGCATGTTGCGCTCAAGAAGAGGATCTAACACATCATAAACACGGGACAGAATAGGACCGTAT